ATGCTCAAGGCATTGAACTTCCAAGGTTCTGATGGAAAATACCGTTTACCAAACGATTACGAGGTCACACAGTTAATCATGAAAGATCCACGTTATCTTCAAACTTCAAAGGCTAAGAACGAAGTTGTTAACTTGGCTCAGTCATTAAAGAGCGGATTGGGACGATAATGCCTATTGATTTTGGTGCCTCTATTGGCGAAGGTATAAAGGCTGCTGCTAAAACAGAAGCAAAAACTAAAGCCGTTGCAGATGTAATTGAGAAGAAAGTTCCTCAAAAAGGAACAACACTTACTGCAGCAGATTATGCTAAGGCTGCTAATTATGCAGCAACAGATACTACTACAGTCGATGATGCCTATATGGGACAGGCTGCTAAAGACTCTGCTTCTGGCATTGCTATGGCTAAAAAGAATTTAGAAATTGCAAAGAAGTCAGGAAACAAGTCAGATATAGCACTTGCCCAAGCACAATTAGATACTGCTTCTAAATTTGGATCAACATTAAATGATGTTTTAAAGTCAATGGGATTTGACCCAACTACTGGTATGTCAACTGGTGGAACTGGTTCACTTGCTGGAAATCGCAGTGATGCTGATTATGTAGCATCTGGTTCCTCTGGAACATCTAGCACTGGCAAACATTATATTGATGGAAAACCAGCAACAGATGAAGAGTGGGCTACTTTCCTTGAGCCTGCTAGTGGCGGTGGTGGCGGTAACGCAACTACTACAACTGCTACAACTACTACAACTGCTACAACTGGCACCGGTGAAACAAGTATTGACCTACTTAAGTCAGTTCTCAAAGGTATGGGATTTAACCCAACCATTATTGACTCATCAACATCATTCTTAACTAGCCTTCTTACAGAAGGTTTGAACTACGACAATGCTGTTCAAATTTTCTTAAACTCAAAAGAATATACTCTTAAAGATGGCACTAAGGTCGAATCACCTTTCTACAAGGAATACGGATACCTCAATGAGGGTCTGGTCAATCCTAAGACTTCATCAGAACTTTACAATGCTGTAGAAGGTTACAAAGGAATTGTCGACAAATATCAGTTGAGTCAAAAGTTCATTGATCCAAATGCTCTTAAGAAGTATATTCAGAATAACGTAACAGTTGCTGACCTTGATGAACGTGCCAACATGGCTCGTCTAAAGGCTGTATCTGCTGATACTGCACAGATCAATGGTCTTATCAAACTTGGATATATCTCATCTGCTAAAGACCTTACAGACTTTTACCTAGACCCAACAATTGGTAAGAACCAATTAGAGCAGAACCGAATTACTGGAGCATTTACTGCTGAGGCTATCCGTCGTGCTCAATCTGGTATCACAGTTAATGCTGAACGATACAAGCAACTGGGTGCTGAACTTACAGCCAAGGGTCTATCTGAAACTCAGGCTGCACAGGTTGCTAGCCAAGGCTTTGAGAATATTGCTATGGACTTCCAGACAGTTCTTAAGAACGAGCAAATCTACGGAGGCGCTAACGCTCTAACTCCAGAAGAAATCCAGAAGCAACTTGAAGCAGAACAGTTCCAAGGCATGCAGTCAGAAGCCCGCAGAAAGCGCGCTGAGCAGGCTCAGAGAGCCTTCCAGGCTACATCTGGCGGTGGACGTTACTCAACCAGTACAAGTATTACTGGTTTAATTTAATAAATTCCCTACACGGATCTATCGGCCCCGTGAGGTGTACAAGACCGAGAGCATGAGCCAATGACTCTACCCCGATTGACATTGAGGCATGCGACTAACAACTAATAGAAATGGGAGAGGTTGCTATGAGCAACAACCGCGATAACTACTGGGACGACGAAGAAGATGATGACTTGGAGACTTATTCTCCACAGCAATCATTTGACTCCGATACGGATCTAGTTAAGAAACTACGCAAAGCCCTCAAGGCTGAACAAAAGCGTAACAAAGAACTCGAAACGAATCTAGGAGACTTGACAAAGTCCCAAAGAGAGCGGGTTTTGAAGGATGTACTTTCATCCCGTGGCATAAACGCCAAGGTAGCATCATTCGTGCCTACTGATTTAGACGCCTCAGAAGAGGCAATTACAACATGGCTAGAGCAAAACGCAGATGTGTTTGGCTTTGAAGTCCAAGAAAAAGTTGAAGTAAATCAGAAGGATGTCGCGTCACTACGACAGATGGATGCAGTTACAAGTGGTGCTTTATCCCCCGATAAGGCGGAAGACCTAGGAATTAAAATCCAAGGCGCACAATCTGCCGAAGATATTCTCAACCTTATCTACGGTTCTTAATCGTAGTAACAATCAACCACAACAGAAAGAGGTTAGCCTAAATGGCAAATCTATATACCGCTGCTTCGCTACCATCAGGTCAGTCAGGCACAGTTGTTGGCGCTAACCTTGTCACACAGGCGTATGATCGTCTCGTAGAGTTCGCTCTTCGTTCCGTTCCAACATTCCGCGCTGCTGCTGACAAGAAGCCAGCAATGCAATCACACCCAGGTTCATCTGTACTTTTCCAGATTTACAATGACCTAGCAGTACAAACATCTACTCTTACAGAAACTGTAGATCCAGATGCAGTAGCAGTTCCTGCTACAACAACTGTTTCCGTAACTCTTAACGAATACGGTAACTCAATCATTTCAACACGCAAGTTGGACCTCTTCTCACTCGCTGATGTAGAGCCAGCACTTGCTAATATCGTTGCATATAACATGAACGATTCTTTGGATACAGTTATCGCTTCTGTCCTCAACGGCGGAACTAACGTAATCCGTGAATCTGCTGGTGCACTTTCAACATCTGCAGCAATCACAACAATCACTGGAACAGATACAATCAAGTCTCGCGACATCCGCTACGCAGTAGCCAAGTTGCGCGCTGGTAACGTCCTTCCACGCCGTTCATCTCTATACGCATCATACATCCACCCAGAAGTTTCACACGACCTTCGTGCAGAAACAGGAACTGGCGGATGGCGTATTCCACACGAGTACGTAGATCCATCAGGTATCTATGCTGGTGAAATCGGAACATACGAAGGAGTTGCATTCATTGAATCTCCACGTCTTCCAAACTCACAAGCAGGTTCAGGTACTGGCGGAACACAGACACGTGTGTACTCAACATACATCATGGGACAACAGGCTCTTGCTGAGGCTGTTGCAGAAGAACCACACACTGTAATTGGTCCAGTCACCGATAAGTTGATGCGCTTGCGTCCAATCGGTTGGTATGGAGTTGCAGGTTGGGCTCGTTACCGTGAGGCTTCGTTGTACCGCATCGAAACTGCTTCATCAGTTCGTCCAAACGCCTAATTAGTCGTTTGATAGGTGGGGCAGGGCACATCGTGTCCTGTCCTATCTGTAAATCTGCTAAGGAGAAAAAATGGCATTTTACTTTACACCGCCAACAGTAGATGAAGGTCCTGCTGGATACAACAGACTTCACTTTCGTTACAAGTTGAAGCGTGGTATTACAGTTATCAATGAAGGTGGTGTCTATCGTCAAGCACGATATCCATCCCTGATTGAACTCAATGCTGCAACTAAATATTACTTGGGTGGCTATCGCCATCTAGTAAATGCAGCCGAAAAGGCAAGTTTAGAGGCAGCAGGTTATACAGTAGAAACTGTCTAGGGGGACAAATGGCAAAGCACTGGGAAGTTCATCCTGAACCACTTGAGACTTGCTTTGGATGCAAGGCACTTGGTATACAGATGAACGCAGGAGATGCTAAGGCATCAACAAGTATGACCACAAAGAAGTGGGATGGGGAACTACAGGCTTACCGAGATGCGCGAGCACAAGGTATCCAGCCGTCATCCACTAAGTTAAAAGATATACAAACAGCAGTAGATATTAGCAATCGTGCAGGGAGAGCATTCCAAGCCGATCTACCAGGAAAAGGACTCATCTAATGGCAATGAAGAAAAAAGCAGTAGCGAAGAAGATGGTTGTTGAAAAGACAACTGGTGAAAAGTACAAGTCAAAGGCAGCAATGGCTAAGCACGAAAAGACTGAGCCAAAGGCTATGCGTATGAAGGAATACGGCGGAAAGCCAGGAAAGAAGAAATAACATGGCATTTTTAAAGAAAGATATGAGTAATGATCGTATGATCCTTACAACTGATCCACA